GAGTTTGTGCCAGTTCGTCCATGAATTCTCGATCAAACGAAAATCCCCTCCTGCCGGCCTGATAACCAATGCACCGGACAATGTATATAAGTCGATATTTTAGTCTCGTCTTAACTCTTGATCGCTTTAATCTTTCTTGGTTTTCTGGCTTTCGACTCCATTCCTTCATATAAACAGCGCGTTTGTTTCTATTTTTTTTAGCAAACTGACGGTCCTTCTCTCTCTCGCTTTCAAGATTGCGCTGTCGGTAGGCATTCCATGACGCACGCCGAGCCGCTACACTCTCCTCAATTGTTGCGAATGGATGTCCCTTAGGCATTCATCGCCACCGAAAGATCAGAAACAGCCACGCTCAAATCCCCAACATTGCGCGGCGCCAAGATTTCCACGCCTCGGTCCTTCGCGCGCTTCTCGACCTCTCGCCTGTCGTACATGACCTTCTCGATTGCGGTTCTACGCGTCTCTCTGCGGATGCGGTCGAGTTCCTGCTCGGTCACGCCCATCATCTTCGCGATACGTTGCCGTTTGTCGGCTCGGGTAAAATTGATGCGGTCCCACTCGAACGCGCGAAGGACCGTGAGTTCCGTCGCATCGAATTCCTCAGTCGTAATCGTAGCCTGACCCCACGCCAGATCATCGAAGTCAAAATGAGGTGACAAATAGCCGCCAGCAACCGCCATGTCGAAAAGTTCCGTGCCAGGGTACGGGGTAGCGACGTTGATCTTGGTGTAGTCGGCATCCATCCACTCCGCCACCCTAATGGTCTCGCGGATTTCATCCCATGGGCCCTGCAGCGCGAG